GCTGATTTGCAGATCACAAACTCAACCAAACAGATTGAACAATTAAATGAGCAAATTACGCTAGCCAATACACAAATTGGGCAGATAGACGAACAACTGGCGTTGTTTGCTTCAGCAACAAAATCATTAGCTAGTATTGATGATTTAACCGCTAAAGTAAAAGAGGCGCAAGACACTTTAAATACTGCAATGACTGAACAGTCAAAAATTGACACAAAGCGTTATGAAACAGACAAAGAACTTGTTAAGAAAAATGTAGAAGATGCGCTTGCAAAAACTAATGAGCAAATTGACATAATGAACAAGCAGTTAACCGCTGCTGAAACAGCCAATGCTTCATTAATAGAAATAAAAAAATCAACAGATACGGTGTGGAATAAAACCTCAGAATTAGCTCAAGCTGTTCAATATTATATTGCTGCTGATTTAACAAAAAATGAATTTATAGCAGCTAATTCTAATTTATTAGAAAGCATCAAAACAAGCATTGCAGATAGCCAGTCAGCTATTATTAATGCAAACGCACAAGCAGTAGCAACAGCAGCAGCACAGGCAGCAGAAGTGCAAAGAGCAGCAGACGCAGCGGTTCAATTAGCAAATGCAAATGCTTCGCAAGCGTACTCAGATTTAATGGACGCAAGACAAGCAAACAGAGATGCTGAATTATTAGCGGCAAAATCAATCGTTACGTCAGTTAATCAAGAGTCTAGTTTAATGACAGTTACACCATACGCTAATGGTGGCATGGCAAGTGGGTTATCATTAGTTGGTGAACAAGGCGCAGAATTAATCAACTTCAATTCACCTGCTAACGTAACAAGCCATTCACAAACCGCTGGATTATTTGATTCAATTGGAAATGCTATTGACGATCAAAGCGTCTTATTGAAAGAGCAAATTATTGAATTGAAAGCATTGGTTAATTTACAATCCAATGCAAACGTGGCGTTGATTAATGAGATGCAAGGCATGAAAGAAGAATTAAACACCATATCACGCAAAGCTAAACTTGAGGCAGCAGCATGATTTATATTGTTGAAATAGTCGCGGCAATTGACGCAGCAGGCACGACAACCACGTTGCGTTATTCTTCACAGCCTTACACGACAAAACCGTCAGATACGCCTGCAAATACGTTTTATGATGATAGGATAACCAACCCGGCATCAATAAGCAGGTCACTATACAGCAGCGGCACAACAAGTGGTGCAAGCCGTGTAAATTATGGCGCGGTTGAATTAACAAATGTTGATGGTGGTTTAGATTACATTTTGCCTTATTCGTTTGACGGGCGTTCACTTGTCATTAAAATTGGTAACGCTGGTGACGCTTATTCTTCTTTTGTGACGATTCTAGCAGGCACAATGGAACAGGTAGAGTTTACATTCTCAAAAGTGACAATATTAGCGCGGGATAAATTAGCTATTGTTGATATGCCACTACAAACTAATTTATATGCTGGGAATAATTCACTGCCAAATGGCGTTGAAGGTGTTGACGATATTGCAAAAACACCTAAGCCATTATTATATGGACAAGTGTTTAATATTGCGCCAATCATGGTAAATAGTTCAAAATTAACTTATCAAATAAATGATGGTGCAATTGCGTCAGTAGGTGCAGTTTATGACAAAGGCGTTGCGTTAACATTTCATGCTGATGAAACTAATGTAGCTAATCTTGAAGCACATGACCCACCATCGGGAAAATATAGCACATGTTTAGCACTTGGCTATATTCGCGTTGGTTCACTGCCTGCTGGTTTATTAACGTGTGATGCAACACAAGGCGCAACATCAGCAAATAGAACAGTGGCGCAAGTTTTAAAAGCAATGGCATTAAAAGCAGGTGTTGCATCGGGTGATATTAGTGCAAGTGACGTAACGGCATTAGACACAGCAAACAACAGTGTTGTTGGGATTTGGATTAATAGCGAAGATGTAGCCATAGCCGCAATGGATAGAGTAGCGCAATCAATCGGTGCATATTTTGGCTTTGACGCTTTTGGGATATTGCGCATGGGATTATTTGCAGCACCTACGGGCAGTGCAACACTTGAAATTGATGTGAATAATATTATTTCAATTGAACATGGAAGAACAAGCGACACGGATAGAGGAATTCCAGCATGGCGAGTTAACTTAAGCTATCAAAAAAATTATAGTGTGCAAACAACAGATTTGGCTGGCGCGGTGACCGCAGCGCGTAAAAATATTTTAGCTATTGAATCATTGAAAAAATCGGCTGAAGATACAGCAATCAAAACACAATATACTCTTGCACAAACTATTGAAAAAGAAACGTGCTTGATTGACGCTACAGCAGCTCAAACTGAAGCAACTCGCTTATTAAATTTGTACAAAGTAAACCGTGATTTGTACACTGTAGATATTGCGCTTGATTTATCAGATACATTGCCAGATTTAAATGATGTTGTGAATATAACAATGAATCGCTTTGGTTTAAATTCTGGTAAACTATTTAAAATTATCGGCATTGAATCAGATTATTTAAAAAACCGCGCCACTCTAACGCTTTGGGGATAACATGAGCAACACAATTATTGGTTATCAAAACAGAATTGATGCAGCTACCTTTGCGGCTTATGGTTCGTGGTCAACGACACTTCCATTAACAAATATCAAAACACGCTCACTTTCACGAAAAGCACGTTCAACTAACGCTGCTAATTCTTCTACTAAATTACGTTTTTCTTTAGATTCAGCGCGTGTTATTGGCTCAGTTGCTATTGTTAATCACAATATGCAAAAAGACGCCACATGGCGTTATCGTGTTTATTCAGATAGTGGCTATTCAACACTGGTTTATGATAGTGGCACAATTAACGTCTGGCCGCTTATGCCGTTTGGCAGTTATGAATGGGAAGATGATAATTTTTGGGATTTGCAATTATCAGATGAAGAAATTGCATTATTTACAAAAACATTAACATACGTTCCAGATACAATTGCATCTGCGCAATATTATCAAGTTGAATTTTTTGACAGCACAAACACTGATGGCTATGTTGAATTAGGGCGTATTTTTGTGGGTTCAATTTATCAACCAACATTAAACATGAGTCTTGGCGCGTCAATTGGTGATGAAACAAATACCGTTGTTGATGTGGCTTTAAGTGGTGCGGAATTTTTTGATAGAAGAACATCGTACCGCGTGGCGCAATTTACTTTAGATCATTTGACATATAATGAATCAATTATAAATGGCGACATTATAAAGATAAGCGGAGTGGACGCAGAAGTGGTTTATATTTATGATGACAATACGGCACTAGACTTGCATAGACGCGCATTTCTTGGGCGTTTGCGCGCATTGTCGCCAATTTCTCAGCCATATAACACACGTTACCAAACAACATATGAAATTAAGGAATTACTATGAGTTCAGTTACATTTGACGTTGCGGTTGGAGGTGATGGCTCAACCGTTACCGATGACAACAATGCAACAACAGGTTTGCGTGATGGCGGTTGGAAAACGCGATTTGTGCCATGTTTTACACAGCAGGTTGCCGTTGCAAATTATGTTGTTAATACAGCATTAACGGTTTTAGGTGGTGCAACAACAAATTCAACAAGCACAACATCTTTAGCTATTGGCACAGGCTCAAAATCATTAACGCTTGTTGAATCTGGCAAAGCATATATTGTTGGGCAATATGTAGTTATTGCATCAACTGCATCACCATCAAACAATATGGTTGGGCAAATAACATCGTTCTCAGGAACATCATTGGTTGTAAATGTAACAACAATTAATGGCAGTGGAACAATATCGGCATGGTCTATCAGTGTTACGTCAGCAGGTTCATATTTATCATTAACTGGCGGCACGATGACTGGGGCAATTACGTTTGCTGCTGGTCAAACATTTACAGGAACATTACCGCTAACTGGCGGCACGATGACGGGGAATATTGAATTTAATAGCGGACAACCTTTAGGAACACCATCTAGCGGTACGCTGTCTTCTTGTACGGTTGATGGGACTGACGCAGTAGGGTTTAGAAATATCCCTGTTAATAGCCAAAGCACAGCTTACACCGCCGTTTTAGCGGATAGCGGTAAATGTATTTTCCACCCATCAACCGATGCTAACGCTCGGACGTTTACAATCCCTGCTAACAGCTCGGTAAATTATCCAATCGGCACAGCAATCTCTTTCGTTAATATGACAGCGCAAGTAGTCAGTATTGCTATCACAACAGACACGATGTATTTAGCGGGTACAGGCACGACAGGCACACGCTCTCTTGCGCAGTACGGCACAGCCACAGCACTTAAAATGACATCGACTACTTGGATTATTTCCGGTGCGGGGTTGACCTAATGAGCGGGATTCAACAAATGCTAACGGGCGGGACATATAAACCGGCAGGGCCAACTGTAATTGGTCAAGCGTTCGGTGGTGGGTTTTATGCTGGTAAGATTGCCGTAGGTGGTGGAGGTGTAGCAACGCACTATCTAATTGTTGCCCCTAAAGCGTCCGGAGAGAACTCAGGTAGAACATGGGGTGTTAACGGTACAACAACGGGAATAACGTCTGTAATTGATGGACCAACAAACTCTGCGTCATTAGCTGCGCTCGGCGCATCATATCAAGCTGCCGTATTTGCTGAGGGACTCACAATAGGGGGTTATAGCGATTGGTATCTACCTGCCAAAAACGAGCTAGAAGTGCTGTATTATTTCTTAAAACCGACTACTGACGCTAACGAAATTGGTTCGGGTTCAAATGCTAATGCGGTATCACCAGAGCCTATTAGCACAAACTACACAAGTGGTTCACCAGCTCAAACAAGCGCGGGTATTGGCTTTAGAGCTGGTGAAACGAACGCGTTTGCCTCTGGATACTATTGGTCTTCTACTGAGGACGGTGTTTACTACGCATGGATACAGCGCTTAGTTAATGGACTTCAGCTCAACGACGGTAAGGGCTATAGTGGCTACGTCAGAGCTGTTCGGAGAATACCCGTATAACAACAGGAAATAATTATGTACATACAACTAACAAACATTGACGCAGACACAGGTATTCTTTGCACGCAAGCACCAATGCGAACTGGACCTGCAATTCCAAACGTAAAGGGATTTGAGTTTATCTTTCAAAATGAATCGGATTTTCCGATTGCATCAAACCCAGACGGCTCACTCACTAAGCCACCATTAATCTGGGGAACGTGTGACGATGATGCAGATACAGCACTTGTGGGTGTTATCAAAACACTAACTCAAGCTGAATTTGAATCTAAAAAACTACAAGAATTTAATCTTAGAAAGCCTTACCCATCATGGGTAGGTGATATTGACACCATGTCATGGCAACCGCCTGTGCCTTATCCGCAAGACGATAAAATCTATTACTGGGACGAACCAACTGTGTCTTGGAAAGAATTTACACCAGTGGTTGAGTTGCCATGAAAACTGCTGAACTAGGTTACTTTGGCAGTATCTGGGTTAAACAAAACGTTTTAGAGCTTGCCGGTGAAACACACGGTGGACATGAGCACAAGTTTGACCATGTAACGCTGCTTGTGTCGGGTAAAGTATCTGTTGAAATTGAAGGTCACGAGCCTAAAGAATTTACAGCACCAACGTTTATCGTTATCCGAAAAGAACACCAACACAAGATTACAGCAGTTGAGGATGGTACGGTTTATTACTGTGTCTATGCTTTGCGTAATATGGACGGTGAAGTGATTGAAGATATTTACGGTGAACAACACGACCCAGAATCAGCCAGTGCTAGAAACGAAGGGTACTGGGAAAACATTAACAAAATAGATAAATAAGGATATTGCCATGCCTGACGAAGCCTGCCGCCTTGCTAAAGTAGAGCAACGAATTGAAAACCTTGAAGAAATATTTGAAGATAGGGGTAAAAAACTCGATGCCATAATTGCTACTCTTGAAGAAATGAAGAACGACCAGACTCGTTACAAGGGGTTTCTAGGTGGAATTGTTTTCACAGTGGGTGCAGTATTTTCGTTCCTATCTTGGTGGCTAGGTAGCCGGTAATGGAATTTTTACAGTTTGCAACGGACGTAGGTTTCCCCATTGCCGCTGCTTGCGTAGGAATGTATTTTGTATTTCTCACTATTAAATTTCTACTTGATAGTGTGCTTGAAAAGATCAAAAGCCTTATTGGTATTATCAAGCAACTCGATAGGCGTGTTACCGCTATGTCAGAGGATATTGTAAAAATAGATGTACTCATGACAGAAACACTTGATATGCCAATTGAAAAAGAGAAGGTGGCGCGTTTTAATAATCCACAAGAGAAAAGAGCAGACTAATGGATATTGACGCATTGGCTAAATATATCAACCAGTATGGATTCCCTATTATTGCATCGGGAAGCATGGGTTATATTGTCTATTTCGTTTGGCTTTGGGCAACATCGATTGTTAAACCAATCCTTACTGAAACCACAGACGCGCTAATTGAGCTAATAGACCAAATACGCCTGCTGGATAACGACATGATACGGCTTACACAAAAATTAATTACGGTACTTTCTATGAGATCGAGAAAATGAAAACAGGCGAACGCGGTTTAAAATTAATTAAAGAATTTGAAGGTTGCAAGCTCAAAGCGTACCAATGCCCAGCTGGTGTTTGGACTATTGGCATTGGATCAACACATTATGGTGATGGCACACCAGTTACTAAAAATAGAACGCTACCTAATGAAGGCGCAGCAATGGCATTATTAGCCGCAACAATTGGGCAATACGAAAAAGCGGTTAATGCAACAGGCGTTGAATTAACACAAAATGAATATGATGCACTTGTTTGCTTATGCTACAACATTGGCGCAGGTAACTTTTTTAAATCAACA